GTATCAGGGCGTAAAACTGGTACGCGACTAATGGGATTTTCAGCCGATATTCAATCATTGCTGGTTAGCGGCTTAGGTGCTGTCGATGGGCTGTTACAAGATGCTGTCTATGTCTCGGTTTCACCCGGCGTGTGGAATGACACAAAAAAAGAGTACGCGACGGTAACGACCGAGACTTATATCAAAGTTGTCCAAAGCAGCTTTGATCAGCGTTTGATTGATGGTGACAGGATCAGGGCAACCGATGCGCAATTTATGATGATTGCCAATCAGTTGAGCTTTGACCCGAAAACCGGCGACAAGCTCAGAAAGGACGGACTTGATTATGCAATCGAGCCGATCAGCACCGACCCGCTAAAAATCCAGTGGACTCTCAGAGGTAGGCGATGAGCAAAACGGCTGCACAGTTTGCCAAAGCGAGGGCGAGCATATCCGGCACCGTCGATAAGGTTGCGCGAAAAATGATGCTGGATATTGACCGGGGTGTTGTTGAGATGACGCCGGTTGATACAGGCAGTGCGCGTGCCAACTGGATCGCGTCGACCGGTTCACCGTCCACGATAGAAACCGATGCAGCTGACAAGGGTGGCGGAGCCACTATCGCAGCGGCGCAAATCCTGCACAGTAACGCGAAACCCTTTCAGCGTATGAGTATCACCAATAATCTGCCTTACATCGAGGCGCTAGAAAACGGCCACTCAGGACAGGCTCCGCGCGGTATGGCAAAACTTACCGTCCAGCGCGTTGCAGGTAAATTCAAATGAGTTATGCACAGCTACATGCCGATATTCGCGGGCGCTTTGTTACCGAGTGGGGCAATAACACACCGATCGACAATAAAGCGAATTTCACCAAACCGGCAGGCCCGTATGTAAGCCTGACAATTTTGGACAACGAAACAGGCCGCACAGAAGTCGGACGCGATGCCTATCAGATGCAGGGGTTAATCATTATCCAGCTCTTTACACCGCCCGGTTTCAGCCTTTATGACCGAGATTTGCTGATTGATTTAGCGGCTGAAATCTTTCGCAGCAAAACCTTCGACGGTATTTATACCGATTCACCCTACCCGAATTATCAAGGTGTTTCCGATGGATGGCGACAAACAAATATTACCTTCACGTTTTCAAAAGACGTTATTTATTAAGTCAAGCTAAAACCGACCTGTGTTTAAGCACATTTTTTTAACCTAAAACACATACCAACAAATTAACCCAACAAACCGGCCTATCGCCGGTTTTTTTATGCCTGGAGAAAAGCTATGGCGAACGGCGATTTAAGCGTTTGGACAAAAGTACGGGAATCAACCTACGGTGTGACACCTATCAACTCAATCAACTGGAAAACCTTGCGGGTCAAATCTGACTCAATGAAGGGCGAGCCGGAAACAGATCAGTCTGAAGAAATTACCGGCGCTAATGTCGGCATTGCTGACGTAACATTGAAAGGTATTAATGCGGGTGGCGGCTTCGAGTGCGAGTTTTCTTCCGACTCGTTTGATGACTGGCTGGAAGAGGCGCTAGGCGGCACATGGTCTACTGGCGTAGTGCAGGGCGGCACTGTTGCGCGCTCATCCACCTATCAGAATTATCAATCTGACCTGTCCGGGGATAAATACGTTTCTTATCCGGGTGGCGTCATTAGTTCGGTCAGTCTGGATTTCCAACCGAAAGAAAAAGTTAAGCTTGCAGCAAACATAGTGTGTAGTGATGCGGTTGTTGCTGCAACCAATTTGCTCGGCACAGGCACGCTTGCACCTGCCGACACTACGCCGGTCATGCGGGCAGGCTCCACAATTACCGGTATAACGGTCGATGGGGTAGCCATTGCAACACTTGGGATTCGCGTCAAATCAATCAAGCTCGACATCAAACGCGAAGCAGAAGGCGAAGCAGAAGTTAATAAAGACGGTTTCGGGCAAATCAACAGCAAAACATTAATTCCAGAGATTACCGTCGAAACCTATTTCACCAACTTCGATATGTACAAGAAATGCCTTGCCGGGACGGCATTTTCATTTAGCTGGGCCGTAACGGATGGAAACGATACTTACACATTCCTGATGAACAATTGCAAGATTACATCGGGCGCGCCTGAAGGGGCAGCAAAGGGCGCTTCAAGAATGCACACTTGGACAGCATTAGGTTTATCAGACGATACCTATTCGCCGCTTCAAATTACCAAATCCTAATCACATTAACCCATAGCCGGTTGCCTGCGCTTCCGGCTGCTTTTTTGCGAGTAAAAAATGGATATTCTTGAATTTACCGACGATCTTGAAAAGAAAACCAAGGGCGTAAAAGTTTTTTTAAATCGTGAGAAGTCGGCCTATATCGTTGTTGCCGCATGGGGGACTGCGGCGTTTTGGGAGTCATTTAGAAAACACAAGGAGGCAATTTGTGCTGATGCTGATAACGGTACTGAAAAAGAGCTATCTAGGGCGCTGGCGTCTGCGGTTGCTGATACTGTGCTGCTTGGCTGGGAAGGAATCACAGATGAAGGCAAGGATATTAAATACTCAAAAGAAAAAGCCATCGAATGGCTATCCGATCCAGCCAAAGAACGATTTTTCGAGAAAGTCAGGGACGAGGCCGTAAAAGCTGAAAACTTTAAGGCGCAAAGGCTGCAAAAAGAAAAAAACTCCTGACCACCTACGCGCGCGAACTGCGTGAATGGGTGGAGCAATACAAAGACAGTTCCGGGCGTGTTGATCTGGGTTTCTTTTATGACATCTGGAAAGAGGATGGGCGCAAACCGCAAGCGCTTATTGATCAGCCGACATTGCCAAATGAGCTGGTTATGGTTATCGATGCGCATAACGAACTGTCTTCCGGCGAGCTGATCAGCTATGCCGACATTACGGCTTATTTGAGCTTATACCCTGAAATTGAACCGACGCGTTTTGCCTCCTTGCTACGCGCTTATGATCGCGCACTATTGAGTAAATAATTATGCCTGAAAAAGTCGGTATTGAGGTTTATGTTGACCCGACAAAAGCAAAGTCTGGGTCAAGGCAGGCAGAAGATGCGCTAAGCTCGCTGGAAAGGCAGGCTAATGATACATCGCGCCAGTTTACTGTCTTTAATGGCGTAGCGGCTAAGTTGGGCGTTGTGCTTGCTGGCGCTATCACGGTGGATATGGCTAGGCGAGTTATAGGTATCGCAGATGATTATAAGATTCTCCAGCAGCGTATAAAAACAGCAACGGCAGCGACCGGAGACTACAGCAAAGTATCTGAACGGCTTTACGACATAGCGCAGCAAAACGGCACACAGCTTGCGGCAAATATTGATCTGTTTCAAAAGCTGAAACTAGCAACAAAAAGTGTGGGCGCTTCGTCTGATGATGTGCTGGTATTAACTAAGTCGGTGCAACAGCTCGGCTTGATTGGAGGAAGTACACAAGACCAACTCAATAACGCGCTATTGCAATTTAGTCAAGGCTTGGCTGGCGGCATATTCAGAGCTGAAGAATTCAACTCTATCATAGAAAACACGCCGTTAATTGCTGATCGTATCGCTATCGGCCTGAATATGTCTGTTGGCGAGCTAAGAAAAGCGGTTATCGAGGGCAAGCTGTTAAGCAAGGATGTGTTTGGCGCATTAATGCGGCAGGCGCCCGAGGTGAATAAAGAGTTTGAGGCGATACCGACGAACCTTGAAAGAGCCTTTACCAAGCTGTCGAACGGCATTGCAACTGCGCTAGGCACTATTAACGAAGACACGGGGTTTACTCAGGGACTGGCAACAATAATCGACCAGATGGCTGATGGCGCGGATGTTTTAACGAACGCTTATAAAAAATATGCAGCGCAAGATAAAACAGAGATCGAAAAGACCTTTGAACGAATTGCGATGTTTGAGCGGCTTTATCGTGAGTCAGGCAAAACGAACTACAAAAACGCGATAGAGCTGGAAAGGAATAAGCTTGCCGAGCTGGTCAAGCTTAATAACGAGGCAATTGCAAAAGATGCAGAAGCATACCAGGAAAAACTTGATACCAAGAAGGCGCTAGATAAGGCAATTGCTGACAAAAAGGCCATTTCAGACGCAAAAGAAATCGAATCGGAGCGGCTAAAGCTGCAAAAGAAGTTAATCGTTCTGCAAGACGCGCTTACTCAGTCTGAGCAGATGGAGCAGGCGCACGAAGATAGGCGATATGAGGCGACGATCCAAGGTTACGCGGCAGACCTGCAAAAGATGTCGGAGCACTTGCAGAATAATGCAGAAATACAGGCCGAGTACGGGAACCTTATAGAAACCGAATGGTTATTGCACCTGCAAAGAAAGCAGCAAATTACGATTGATGCAGAAACAGAAGCAAAGCAGCGACTTGCTGAGCAGGAGCAAATCAACCGAGAAGAGGTCAGGGCGAAATGGGATGAAGAGATACTATTACTGCAAGGGTTCAATAGTCAAAAAGAATATGAGGAGTACGCTCATAAGCAGCGTCTAGCGGCCATTCAACTTAAGCATGTTGGCGCGTCAAAGGCTTATATGCTGGAGCTGGTTAAATGGGAAAAGCTGAGCGGCAAAGACAGGGCAGCTAATGCGCTTGGCATGTTCGCAACGATGACCAGAGATCTTAGCACCAACTCTAAGAAGATGTTTGAAATATCGAAAAAACTATCTATTGCTCAGACTGTTATAGAAACATATCAAGCTGCGCAGGGCGCGTATGCTGCGCTCTCTATGATTCCGTATGTTGGCCCTGCATTAGGTATTGCAGCGTCAGCAGCGGCCATAGCGTCAGGTATGGCAAGGGTGAACGCTATCAAAAG